AATGTAAATAAATTTTATTTATTATAACTATAATTATCCTCTGAATGATTTGTAGACTTCAAGAATATCGTCTACTATTGGATGTCTATGATTTTTTTCTAAGGTTATTACATTAAATCCAGGTACTTCTTTCATATGTTTACATATGACATCAAATCCAGATGTTTTTTTATCTTTTAAATCAATTTGAGAATTATCTCCACAAAATATCATTTTACTACCTGAACATATACGGGTTAAAAGGAGTTCAGTTTGGTTATCTGTTAAGTTTTGGGCTTCGTCTACTACAACTAAACAATTTGTAAAGTTTCTACCTCGCATAAATGATACAGGTACAATTTCAATTTCACCTTCAGATATACATTTTTCAATTTTTTCTTTACTATACAAACGATGCATATTTTCATAAACAGGAGCAGTAAATGGAGCTAATTTTTCATTAACATCACCAGGTAAAAAACCAATGTCTTGACCGGCAACAACTGTAGGGCGAGTAATTACTATTTTTTCTATATCTTTATTAAATAATAAATCTAGAGCAATATTGGCTGCTAGTAATGATTTTCCAGATCCTGCTTTACCACGTAAAACTGTTACAATATCATTTAATATTTGGGATTTAGCAATTTTTTGTTCTTCGTTTAATGAAATATTAAACTTAATAGGACCTTTTGGTTTTCTTTTTGCTTTAAAAACATCTTGTGCTTTAGGAGTGCGATTGTAATCTGTCATATAACTATATTTCTCTAATAAATATAACTGAAAATAAAAAAGCCCCGCTTTTAGCGAGGCTTTTATTTTCAGTTAATTGTTATTCTTATAGAACATGTAAATCATTAACAAAGATACGACCATAAAATTCAGGACGAATCATTTTCTTAGCATAACGAGTCAATAAACCTTTTCTTGGTGTAAAGGTTTCTGGATCGTACACTAATGGAGTCATGATAAGTGGAACATATGGAGCAAATACAGCACCTGTTTCAAGGAATTGAGATCCTCTATAACCCATCAAAATTACATTTTCAGTCATGTATGGATTTTTGTATACTGTATAACGGTTGTTTAAATTACCTGATTTTTGGATACCAAATGCATAGCTTGCTTTTGCTGCATCACCATCAGAAGTTGAAGCAAATCCTGGGATTGATTCAAGGATAGTTGCTACACTTGGAGAACATACTAGGAAGTTTGCACCACCACGTAATGTTTTTTGGTGAATTTTGTTAGAAACTTTTTGCATTTTAGTTCCTAAAGTTTGGAACCACTGGCCTTGTGTATTATAGAAATTAGCATTATCATAATTAGTTTTAGCAGCATTCAATACACGATTATTAACAGCATACCAGTATTCATCTGCTGCAGAAGCATCTTGGATCAACATATCTAAGTTTTCTAGATCAATTTCTAGAGCGATATACTCAGACATAATTGAAGTCAATTCAGCTTCAGCATCTAATGATTGGTAAGCATTCAAATCTTGAGCAAATTCTGGTGTCCATTGTGCTTTCAATTTTCTTGTTTTAGCAACAATAGCTTCAGATTTCATTTTAATATCAATTTGTGGAATAGCTAATGCATCAGCAGCTGTTGATTCAGCATTTGCATATCCAGCACCACTATTATCTTCAAAATCACCACGTTTGTTATCAACTGGTTGAGCGTTGTAGAATAATGTACGGGATGCATTTCCATTTATTGTGTTTGAATTAAAGATAAATTTCACATCACCAGCTGCAGTATAAGTAGTATATTGTGGTAACAAATTAGCAACAGTAGCACCATTATCTGTTAAAGCAAACGCACGAACACCTTTAGTATCAATTGAATGAGACAATGCTGCAATATTAGCAGCAGATACAGTAATTGATGAAAGAGTAGCTAATGCTGCTGAACCTGAGTATGTTGAATTGTATTCAACATCAACCCAATCTACTGAACCAGTAGCAATTGTAAATGATTGTGAAAATTGGTTGATTGAATAAGCAAATCTACCAGCACCATACAAACCGTTAGTAGGGTCTGCACCATTAGCCGGGTTAGTATCACCATACATAGAAGCATTATCATCATAAACATTTCCAGCAGGTCCAAAGTTTCCGATAGGAGCAACTTTATCTTGTCCATATTGGAAATCTAGGAAAAATACTAGACCTGAAGGTAGGTTCATTGGTTGTACTGACATGAATTCTTTAGTTGATAAAGAACCAAATACTTTACGTACCAATGGAAGAGCTACACCAGCCCATTGCTCACCTTGTCCAGCTGTAAAAGTACCAGTACCGGCACCACCAGTTGTCATAGAAGATTGCTCAACAACAAGTTGTTTTGCTTGGTTTTCGAGGATCAAAGCCATGTTGTTTTTTTCAACTTCGCTTCCTAATCCTTCTAATAGGCCTGTTTTAGCCCATTTGCTCGCCATACGTGCAGCATCACTTTGCATGTTTCTCCACCCGTTGGCTGAGCTTTCTAAAAGAGAATTAATACTTGACATTTTTGTTTTTTTTAGTTTTTAAATTAGTTAATTAAATTAATCCAGCCAATTTTTGCATTCTTTTAAATACATCGTTTGACTCTACGATTGGTTGTTTTGCGGTAGGAGTAACAGTTGATTTTGAAGCTCTACCTAGGTTTTCTTTAATGATTTCTTTTTTAACTTTAATACCCTCGTTTAAAGTTTCATATACCATTTTTACTTCACCTACGTTTTTAGCTTTGTCAAATGAACTTAATACTTTTACCTTTTGATTTTCGTTTAAGTTTTTAGCTTTGAAGATTTTGTTTGAGTAGAGTAACTTAGCGTTCAGTAAATTGATTTCGTTAATTTCTGTTTTTAAAGTTTCAATTGTAGAATAAGCTTCTTCAAGTTCTTTTTTTATTTCTTCAGATTCATTAGTTGACATATCAATACCACCTCTACCGTCTGGACCAAAAGTTGTGGGTACTGGGGAATATGGAGTACCGTTAAGGGCTGTTGTAACTATGTTTTGAAGATCTTTTAAAGGGGCACCGACTAATGGATTTTTAGGTCCTCTTGTATCGTTCGTTGTATAGTTTAAGAAATCCTTTATATCTTCTTTTGTGATATATTTTTTAAGGTCCTCTCGAGCCTCAGCATTATTTGGATTTTTATCAAGATTATTAACAATATTCTTAGCAACTTTTTTATCTACTTTTTTTTCATCAATTAAATAATTTAGCAAATTATTTATTTTAAAAAATCCAAATACTTCATTAGTTTCTTCCTTTTTTTCGTACACTTCTTCTTCCATTTCTTCAATTTCTCTTAAAAGTTCTGCTAAATCTACTTCTTCCTCTTCTTCAGCACCCATTTCCATTTCTTCACCTTCTTCTTCACCTTCGAATTCAGGTCCTGCTTCTAACTCACCGTCTTTAATCATTTGTGCGATTACGTCTTCAATCATTTCCTTAATTTCATCGTCTGAAAGGTCTTCCATTTCCATGTCACCTTCTTCGCCTTCTTCCTCTTCACCTTCTTTTTCGCCTTCTTCTTCAGCTTCATAAAGATTTTCTTCTACATCATCATCTTCTTCTAATTCTAGCTCTGCTAAAAGCTCTTCCAAATCAACTTCCATCGTGTCTTTTTTTACTTCTTCCATTTCCGTGTATTCAGCTTCATTCGTTTCTTCTACGTCTTTAGCTTCTTCTATTTCCATTTCTTGAAGTTTCAAAGATAACATTGATTTAAGTTGAGGTGTAAAGGCTTCTTCTAGAGCTGCTTTTGCGTTTGCTATTGCCATTTCTTTTACAGCTTTAGCTTCAGCGATTGCTTCTTTGAGCATTTCTCTGTTTTTTGCCATTTTTCCTAAATTTTTTGTTGGGAAAGTACGTTTATTTATCAAACGTAATAGAATTTCATTAATATAATGCTACATAGTTATGAGGGGCAGCATATTCACGTTATATATATGTGGGGGGGATGGAAAAATTACAAAAAATAAAAAAAGCTCTCAAAAAGAAAGCAATTTTTCACCGGTTTGTATATTTTAAAATATCGGGCATGTGCCTTTTGCACACAAAATCTCAGTTAAAATTGAATTTGTACGTGCATATGGATCTAAATATGTTGTTCTTGATTCGTTTAATTGGCCATTTTTCATCCATGAATCAGGGTTTGAAGGATTAGAAACTAGATCCCAAGTTAATAATTCAAAGTCATCTTGTACTTCCATTGTTTCACCCATTTGTTTGAGGGAACCCATTCCACGAGAAGAAATACCAATTGTTAAACCATTATTAACTAAAGCACCCGCTATACGACCAGATACTGTTCCTTTTGGTCCTGGGTCTGAAAAGATTTCAACTGTTCCCCATATTTCATCTCCATCCCACCACATTTTTCTAATGGCATGGGATGCATTTTTTAAATTTATAACTTGAGAATCAGGGTGATCTAATTCACCACATGTTTCTGTTGTTTTTTGGTTTATTTTTTGTTGGAAATTGTCAATTTCACGTTCCCACAACTCACGTTTGTAGTATCTTCCGTTACCGTTTTTAACCTCCACGGTAGCTAAAATACCTTCAACAAAGATATTTCCATTACCTTTTAATCCTTCTAAAAGGCGAACAGGTTGGGGAACAAAATGTCTGGTTTCTATTAAGAGTTGCTTATTCATGATTTAATATTCTTCAGATTCTTCAGGATCTTCTTCAAAAAGTTTTGTTTTAGATATTTTATCTGCTAAAGCTTGAATACTTTTTATTGATGCTTCAGCAGCATCTAATTCTTTAGGATCTAAATCTCCTTCAGCTTCTTCAATTGGTTCATCTTCATCAATGATTTCTTTTTTCTTACCTTTAGTTTTGCTAAGCATTTTTTCAACCTTAGATTTTGCTTTTTCTAAAGCTTTAATATCTTTTTCAAGTTCTTTAACTTTTTTCTTGTCAGTTAAAGCTTTCATATCTTCATCCTCGTCTAATTTACTAAGTTTAGATTTACGACTATCAATTAAAGCATCAATTTTATCTAGTTTAGATTGTAGAACTTCATGTTCTGCTTCTTTATTAATATCAGCTAAATCTTTTTCTACACCTTCACGTAAAATTTCTTCCATTGGTTTTTGGTACTTTGGATTTGGAGTTTTAAATGAAAGCCTTTCATCTCTTCCTACATTAACATTATTTAAAACAGTATAATTGTCTATAGTTCCTTCTTTTGTAGGAAGATTAATTTTACCCCCAATATTATTAGCAGTATTTAAAAAACTTGCAAACATTGAATTTATATCATATGGTAATGTTTCTAAATTTTTAGAAACTAATAATGTAGAGCGAATAGCTATACCTGTAATTTCTTCTGGGTTTTTGGGGTTTCTTAAAAGTCTTAGATCTTGGTTTTTTTTCATTAATTTTTCAGTCGAAGCTGTTAAATATACAGTAAGAAAAGGTTGTGGATCTCTTTCTTCTCTTTCTTTATCACTTACTTGTGGGCGAATATTTACTAATTGATATGCTTCTTCTAATTCAGCATCAATCATTTCTTGAATAGCTTTACGTAATGAAATTTCTTCAAGTGATTCACCTGCTTCTTTTCTACGTTTAAGTTCTTCTTCACGTTTTTGTTTTAATTTAGCTTTAATTTGCTCTTCCGATGGTTTTGTTTTACTTGAAGGTTCTTTAATTTGTTTTTCAAGGCTTGTTTTAATTTCACCTCTTTCTTCTTTACCTTCACTCAAATTACCATATCCAGATGAAGCATATTTTCCTTTAGGTTCTTTTGGAGTACCTAAACCAGGATGTTCAGTCACATATCCTAAATCTTTAACACCAAATTGACCATCTTTTGTATAGTGAATTGGGTCTTTTGCTAAATTTTTCAATACAATGTCTTTTAATTGTTGCATTGTTTTATCAGCATTTTTAGGATCTTTCATTTCAGCGTAATATCCCATCATGATTTGATCAAATATCAAATTATCTGGGTTTTTATCGTCTGAATAGTCAAAGTTTTTTTCAAGATCTTTTTCTACAGGTTTAGAGACTTTTTTCTCTTCTGCTTTTACTTTCTCGTCTTCATTTTCTTTTGCTTTTCTAGCTTCAGCCAAAAATGCCTCAAATGCCGTTTCGTAAGATTCTTTTTTTCTTGGTTCATATCCAGCAACAGCAGTTAAACCAATTACATTTTCTGAGATAATGTTTTTGGTTTTAAGAGAAGCAGCAGCTTCCTCAAATGTAGCAGAATTTGGTACAATATGGGGAAAATTACGTTTAGCATCTGCAAGGAAAACACCTTTATGTCCTTTACCCTCTTTAATTAATAAATACTGATCTTGTAATGTTTTTTTCATTGTTTTTGTTTTAATAAATCTACTGCTTTTTGAATATATGCTAAAACCATTGAAGACGGTTTATAGATATCATACGATCCCGGGTTAGCAGCGTAATATTCTATAGTTTCGTTTTTTGCGTTTGATATAAGTGGAGATAATTGTTTAAGTAAACTTTCAACTTGATCAAATTCTTTAACTCTATCATCTTGAAATTTATCTGCTCCAGTTTTTTCCTTTTCTTCTTCCCACAATTTTTTAATATCGTAAGATTTAGGTTTAATATTAGAAACAGGTTTAAATCCTAACTTATAATAATAAATATTTTTATTTTTATTAAAAGCAGGTTTCGTAGCCATTCCAATTCCTTCTCCAGATGTAGCAGTAGCACCACCTATATTAGTAGCACTCATTTCTTTGAGTTTTTTACGGACTATTTCCTTTAACTTATCCATTTACAGTTTCTAATTCATTAATTAAATCACAGTATTGCAATAAATCAACTAAATCATTATCTGTTATTTTAGCATTTTTTACTGGGGGAGTAATTATAGATATAATTTCGTCAATTTTAATTTTAGTAACTGGGTTTTGGGTCTTTTTATTTAGGGTTTTTAATTCAGTTTTAATTTCGTTTATTTTAGTGGTATAAAATTCTTTTAAACGAGAAGTATTGTCTACTGAATTTATGTATTCTTTAAGAATGATTTTTTGGTTAAGATTCAGATTGTCATATTTATTATTGAATTTCTCCATTAATATTTTATATGTAAGAAATTTAACATCTTTATCAGAATTTTTTATTTCTTCTAGTACTTCATCTCTTACAATATTTTCTTTAATTTGAGCAGCTGTTAAATGTTCAAGTATAGTAACTTTATTTATAATGGTTTGTTCAGGATCAATAGAAACTTGAGAGTGTGTTATTTCTAATAATGTATAAAAAGCAGCATATGCTTTATAATTAGGTAATTTATGATTAAAAAATATGTTTAAATCATAATTTTTTTGGATTTCAGAAATTAAATTATATTTTTGTCTTTTAAGTATTCCTCTATTTAGAGTTTTAGAAGAATCTATTAATGTAGAAATCACAATATTAGCTTTTGCTTCAGTTAATGTAGTTTTTTTTAATAGTGTTTCATATAATTTATACTCACGTCCTAATTCTGTTTTAACAAAATATTTTTTAAGTATATCTTTTGCTAAAGAATCTTTCCCTTCTAACGTATCTGTAGTGATTTGACGAACTAAAAGTTCAAAAAGTATACCAGTGTTTTTATACTTTGAATGTTTTATTTGCATTCTAATATTTGTTTATTTATAAATATGTAAAAAATTATTACTCTCGTATTTGTGATTCATCTAATAATGAATTTCCTTTAACATCCGATTCAAAAATCATTTGTTTCTTTTGATTTTTAATATTATTGAAAGCATACACGTTTTTATTTCGTTTTGATTTAGTTTCTAATGCTAAAGGAGATCCACCTTTGTATTGAGGTTTGATAGAATCTGATTCATCGTTGTCTTGAGTTACACCTGCTGTACCAATTCTATCTTTGCCAAAAGCATTGTCTTGTGTATTTCTATCAGTTACATTTTCTTTTGGTCTTCCTAGAGGTTCTTTTTCATCATATCCTTCAGGTACTTCTCCACTTTCATATCTTTGTCTTCCATATAAAGAGGCTAAATCATGTGGTGTACCATAAGATTTACCTGTTTCAAGTGGATCGTTTCCTTCATTTTCAACTTGGGTTAAACGGAATTTACGTTTAGCATCTTGAAGAACTAAGTCTCTGTATTCATCATATTGATCCTCACTCATATGGAATAATTTTTCATATATAAAGTCAGTAGGGAATATTTTAGCTTCAATCATGCTTTTTGCTACTTCTATTTTTTCTTTCATTAATGCTAATCTTTCTTGATCATATATTATTGAAGGAGTAGTTAATGAAAGTTCAAAATTTGTTAGACTTTCATCAGTATAACCTTGAGCATATAAATGAACTAAAGCAATTTTAGTTAATTCAGATATTATAATGCGTTGAATACGTTCAATTGTACGAGCAAATCTGATATCTTCAGCTGCTAATGTTGCTTTGCCAGTTAAATCTTTTTCATAACCCATAAATGCTTTTGGAACTTTAAGAGCAGCAAATAATTTATCTCTTAAATACTCAACATCTTGAATACCATCGTATTGCAGACCACCTAAATTATCTATTTTAGTTGCTTGGTCAGTGCCTCTTACTGGGATGTAAAAATCCTCAAGTAAATTTTGCATGTTATACTTTAAGTTATAGTCGCCTGTTTGTTGATCAATATATGGAGTACGTTTCATTTTAGAAATCGTTTTCTGCATAAAATTTTCTACTTCAGCAGGTGCAATATTTCCAACATTAATGTAAAATATACGTTTTTCAGGTGCTCTAACTATACGATGAATTAACATTGCATCTTCCATCATCGTGTATTGTTTAAATAACTTACGAGCAGGCTCTAAATATGATCTGCCATAAGGTAAAAAATTAGTATCTGTTAATAAACGGAAATGAGCCATTTCATAATTGTCAAAGAAAATATCTTTTGCGTGATTTCCTGAGTTAGGCACATTGTAATATCCGTAATCTGAAGGGGAAGAAATACCATCTGGATCAAATCTAAATCTTACAGACATAGGGTGATCTTTATCGTATCCATCTTGTCTTTCAATATGAAATGCATTATATGGTATAACATTATATACACCAAATTTTTCAGCAATTTCTAGTTTTAAAAAGAAATCACCATATTTCAACATATTGCGAACCCAAGGCCATAAATTAAATTCTACATTTAATACATCGTAAAATAAATTGTATAAGATTTTTTGAATATCTTCATCAGATGATTTAATCTGTAATACTTCACCCATATCATTACGTAAAGTACTTTCATCAGCTATAATGTCTAAAGCAGAGGCGACAATAGCATCTGTATCCATTGAGTCATATTCAGAATAAAGCGTAGGGCGTAATGTTTGATAATTAAAGCTACTTTGGTATCCATATATTGATGTGTGAGAGTTAGTGTAAATTCTGTTAAATCTATCTACTAGAGCATTTGTTTCATATTCACCCGAGATTTGGATTTTATTAATATCAATTAATTTGAGTTGGGTTCCTCCTTCATTACGGATAATTACATCTGTTGAAAATAATCTTTTTAGTCTTGAAAATAATCTAGTATCTGCCATTTTTTATTTATTATATCAACCAAGAAATATCTTCTTGATCATTTGAATAAGGATTATCTATTTTGAATGGGTTATTGTGATATTTATTTGGTTGTTGGTTTGAATAACCCCCTGAGTATCCGTAATTATGAGTACTTATATTGTTAAGCATACTTTTAGTCATTTCCATTCCATTCTGTCTTAATTTAAAAGCTGTATCTCTTAAAAAACATCCAATAGAAGCTGCCATAATTAGGTCATCATTATATCCTGGTTGTGCTTCTGGTCGTCCGTTTCTCCATATAAATACTTTCATCTCCTCCAGAAGTCGAATTGATTGAATAGTAATACCTTTATCTCTGATTGCTTCTTGAAATTTACCAATTGATATAGGTCTAGTAGCAGAAGACATTGTAAAACCAGGAGTCATTTTACTATGGTCCATGTAAGGATCAAAATAAGTATCAACTGTTAAAGCATTTCCTTTAGGAGAATAATACAAATTATGGTATCCTCTATCCATAATTGTTTGAATAGTTGACCAAGCTATACTTGAATTTTCTGGGGCTAATAAAGCATTGTTGTATTCTGTTGCAATTCCAACTAACAAATGGCCAAAATCTTTTGTACTAATTTGCCCTTTATATTCACCTACTTGGCTATACGTTTCTATATCCCATATATGAAATGTAGAATAATCAGCTCCATCTCCTCTAGCAACATCAGCTGTTATTAAATAATTACGAGAATAATCTACTGGTTCCCAAATCCATAAATTTTGGTCAACTCCACGTTTTTCAAGTGGTTCTTTTATAAAAGATTTTTCATAAAAATCAATATCATCAGATAAAAATACAGTATCACCTGAGGTGCTAAAATCACAATCACATTCTTGGGCTGCCATTTTAGGTCCTAGATCAGCATCTTGTTGATCTCTCCATGTTTGGTCTCTTTCAGGATGTACGTTCCATGGTAATCTAATAGGTAAAAAACTATTTTCACCCATTTCTGCAGCAATCCATGTTTTATGGAACCAATTACCTGTACCATAAGGTGTAGATAATGCAATACAACCTCCACCAGTAGCTAAAGTTTGTTGAGCTGAGGCCCATATTTCACCTATATTATATATAAAAGCTGCTTCGTCTATTAATAATAAAGAAACTGCTTCTGAACGACCTGCATCACTTGATGCTGAAGTAGCTTTAATTTGGGAACCGTTTGGTAGTCGAAGTGTTAATTTGTTTGCTTCATCAGGTTTAGTTGGAAACTTTAGCCAAGAAGGTAAATTATCATACATAAACTTAACCTTTGTAACCATATTTTTTGCAGTATCTTGTTTAGTTGCAATACAAAGTACATTTTTATCTTGATAAAACATCATCAACCATAACGAATATCCTGCAGTTAAAGTTGAAATCCCTAACTGTCTAGATTTCAAAACCATTGAATATGGGTTTTCTTGAAATAATGTTAAAACACGTTCTTGAAAAGGATATAAGTTAAATTGAATCCGGCCACGTTTTGGATGTTGAATATAGCAATATTTTTTCATAAAATATGCTGGTGAGGCAGCACATTTAATATATTCTTCTCGTATTGCTTGTTTCAGTTCGCTAGCCATATTACTTAACTAAAGATAATGTAAGTAAAGAGATTAACACTCCCACGAACCCTCCACCAAGCCATTTAACACCTGTTTTAAGATTTTTGTTTTCTCTTTTAAAACTTTCAACATCTTTTTCTAAACCAGTAATTATACTGGTTTGTTTTTGTTTAAGCTCATTAAAAGTAGCTACTTGTTTTATACAAGTACTATCTTTTTTAATATAATCATTTATGACACTATCTTTTTCAACTATAGTCTCATTTAGTTGCAAAACCAATTTTTGAGTTTTTTGCAATTCAGCTTTTGCTGAATCACCTTTAACTAAATCTGCAGCTATTTTTTGAGCGGTTTTATGGTCAAAGCAAATTTTATTTATATCGCTTTGAGAAAAAATCGTCAAGTTGCTGTGGAGTATAATTAAGAATATCCCTAATTTTTTTACCATAATATTCACGTACATCTGCTATTTCTTTATTTGTATTACTTATTTCATTGTTTAGTGAATCAATTCTATTTTGGTGGAATAAAATGGATTTATCTAATTCAAGTTGGTGTTTTTGTAAATTTACTAATACATTATTTAAACTATCAATTTCTTGTTTTTGTTTATCGTATTTTGATAAATCTACTTTAGTAGGTTTAAGTAATAACCATAACAGGAGTAAAATGATCGCACCTAAAATTAGGTGCGATACATTTAAAGTTATGGATTTATCTTTTACCATTAAATATTAACTTGTTTAGCTTGATTGTATTTTTTAATAATATCTTGTTTAGATTTTAACCAAGCCATAGCTTCTTTATCTCCCTCTTTTGCTTTTGCAATTTTATTTTTTAATTCTGGTTCAACTTCAGATTTATACTGTTTAACTAGTTCATCTTTGCCTCTAGCAGCTTTTTCTATTTCAATATCTCCTGCTGGGGCTTTTTCTGTATCAAAAGTATCTTCATCTTCATCTTTATAGTAAGTGTCTTCTACTTCTTCGTCTGAATATGATACATCATCAAATCCATCATCTCCTGGTGTGCGAGTAGCTGTTTTAGTTCCTGCTGGTCTTCCTCGTTGTCCTGTTGAAGGTGCTTTTTCTGGTTTGTTTGGGTCTGCTTTTCTACCACGTTGTCCTGGGGTTACTAAACCTAAAGATTTTAATATAGCATTGTTAGTTTGATTGTCTTGTAATTTACTTCCAGAATCGTCAAATTCTATTTGTTTTTCTAGAGCATGTTTAACTCGAACATCTTGTTTTTTACCTGAGATTTGTTGACGGATGTCTTTTAAAAGACCTTTAAGATCTTCTTTTTCCATTTTAGTTACATCTGATTTAGATAAACCTCTATCTCTTAGTACTCTATCAACAATTTCATCTGTAGCCGTTTGTAATGTATCTTCTTCACCATATTTTGCTGCTACTTGTTGATCAAATCGGCCACCAAAATCAGGTTTTTCATTTAACGCAAAAGCAATTTCTTCACGTACTATTTCGAGTAAACGGGTTTTTTTCATTTTAGTATATTTTTATTTATAAATATTATGAGAATAACGTCTGTTTAACTTTCTGTACTCTTTCCTCAACACTACCCGTTAATTTAACTATTCTTTGATTTTTATGACCATATTTATTTAATAAACTTTTAATTTCTTTGTCAACATCTTTTCTATATTCTGCATCTGTTGTTCTAACACCATTATCTTCTATTTCAACTCCTTTAGGTGAAATGTAAAATATGTAATCATATTCTTTAATTAAATGTGATGCTGCTTGACAAATTTCATCTGCTATGTAATATGGTATTGATTCAGCTAAACGTGTAAAAGCCATAACATCTACAACTGTTCTATCAGTAATGATATTACTATAAAATAATTCAGAGGCACGTTCAGCTAAAAATACAAATTGACCTTTTAATGTTGAATCTGTATTTAATGGGATGCCTAAATCACGTAAATATTTTGAACGTTCTGTTTTAAATTCATATTCTTTAAATTCTGGTAGTTCTCTTAAAGCATTAACTATTGTAGTTTTACCTACACTCATTGTTCCACAAAATCCTATTTTCATAACTTTAATATATTAATTAATTTTTATATTTCCAAATAAATCCATAAGCTGTTTTTTGTAAGTCCTTAAGGCATTTTCTAATTGGTTCACCTTGGTTTCCTTTTAATTCAAAACCAGCTTGTCTAATACTAGGCCATTCTTGGATAAAGTTTCCTTGAAGATCAAATTGCAATATGTGATCTCCAGTCCAGTCTACTTTTCTTCCTTTTAACTTTTGGGAGATTTTTTTATTTCTTTCACTTCCCTGGGTGTAATGTTTTTGGTTTGAAATAAATGATTTTTTACCTGCATCTTTATGGTTTCGGTTTTGTTTTATTTTATCCCCAAATCCTGGTGGTTTAGGTAGACCTTTTAATTTTAATGATTGTTTTAATCTTGTTTTTTTAGTTACTATAACTCCTTGTTTTCCTCCTTGCCCTCCAAGGCTTTTATTTACTAATATTCCATCAATTTCATATCTTTTTCTTCCATATTGAGCTATATATTGTATTTCCAACAAACATGCTTCTTCTTGGGTTAAGTTATCATGTATTATTTCTATAATAGGGTTACCATATTTTTTAACATAATATCTATGGTGTTTTCCCCTTTTCTTTAAATCTTCAGCTCTTTTATATTTTTGGTATAAAATATGAGAACCTAGTCCTACATAAAACACTTCTAAAGTTTTTGGATTTTTATGAAAATATACATAATAGTTACCCATAATATTTTTATTATAAATATTGGCAGAGCCAGGAACTGTTATTCCTCTCTTAATATAGATTCAGCTATAAATACACCATGGGCTCCACTAACACTAATTCCCCTTGCACTTAAAGCATCCCCAGCAAAATGCACATTTGGATAATTTATTAAAGATAAATCAGAATAATTTACTAGTGGTTCTGCAGAAAGATATTTGCACTCGGGTATATAGATCCCCCAGTCATCTCCTAATGTTGGGAATACTTTTTTCATATCTTCAATAAAATCCTCTACATATTGAAAATAACCACCCATTACCTCTCTCACACCATCCAAAAATTCAATTTGATATGCTGTTACATTATTACCTTCTGATGTTGTTGAAGGTGTACGTGTTGGACTATAATATAAACCAGTACCATTAAATTGTAATTTATTTACAACGTTACGTGACCAAGTAAATGGATCTTCAATACCGTTAATTTCCATCAAGATGCCAAAGTTGGTCATATCATTTCGATAACGCTCATCTTTTTTAGCATGGCCATTGTAACTATGATCTCCATATGTTTCCTCTACAGCAACATAAGCCGCATTATTATTTGTACAAAATGAACGTAGCGAAACACCTTTATCATCAAATTTTCTATATAACTTAAAGTCATATGAAATATCAATTAATTTTTGAAAGTGTTTTTGTGGTGCTTCAAATCGAACTCCAATTTGCACTGATTTTGGTTCATCTGGGAGTTCATATTCGTTTGCTATTTCTTGGGCAAAATCAATACCTGATTTACCTACTGCAAAGATAAGTTCATCGTACTCTACAGTTAAACCACTTATTGAATCTAATGTTTTATAAAATAAAGTACTATTATTAAAATTAATCCATTCTACTTTTCGTTCCCATACAAACTTAACTCCTTTAGATACTAAATAATCGTACCATCTTTTTCCTATTTCGTGTAAGTAGTCAGTGCCAATATGATAAACCCCAAATAAACGTAGACCGAAGTATGGTTTGATAAAGTCTGGTTCTTCTGTTGGGTTAGAGTACATGATAGCTTCTGGTTTTGGATGAAAACGTTTTACCATTTCTATAACCTGATCCATTAAGTCGTATGCTTTGTCTTCTCCACAATATTTAGATAATTGTCCCCCAATAGAAGTATGGTATGTCAATTTGCCGTCACTCCAGAGTCCACACCCCATGAAACCGGACATGACTTCATCTGGTTGGCGTTTGTAAGGGTCTTTACCCATATCAATTACTGTAATAAATTCTCCAGGGTAACCATTGTCTACAAGTTTAGTAGCAGCACATATACCAGCAACTCCACCACCAACAATTACAATTTTCTTTTTTTCCATTTTATTATTTATATTTAAATTTATTAATTAATTTTTTAATTTCCAAGACCATTTAAACCCATATGCTGTGTGTTGTTTTCCTATGCAAACTTGTCTAATACTAGATAAATCAAATTTTAAGGTGGTAGATATGTCTTTAGGTCTTGGCCATTCTCTAATAATATTACCACTTAAATCATATTGAGTTATAATATATTTGGTTTTCCTTCCAGTATTTACTTTAGGGGCTACGTTTTGAAATTTTTTTCCTTTGTTAGGACATATTCTTCCTTTAAAGAGTTGACTTAATCTTAACTTAGCACTTTCAGGAAAAAATTCAGGACCATTTCCCCCTTTATTTTTATTTAATAAGTTAAAACCCCAAGATTTGAATAAAGATATGTAATGTTTTTCCCAAAATTTCCATTCATCTTTTGGAATTTCATCTATAACCTCTAAACAAATATCAAAACCAAAGTTTTTCCTATGATTTAATTTTCTTTTAAAAATATTATTTGTTTTCCCTATGTAAAATGGAACATTATCATTTTTATGTAAAAAATAAATATAGTTTGTATTATTTAAAATATCCATTCTGGTTTTGAGTTTGGGGATTTATTATATTTTAAATTTTTGTTTTTAATTTTTTCTTCTATATAAAACTTGCGATATGATTCTACAACATTATTCCCTTTATACTTACCATCCATACACTGAGGGGGATCCATGAATCCATTGTCAGGTAAATTAGGTTCGTTATCTCGAAGCCATTCGAGTACATCTTTTGTTTTATGTTTTTTACCATATCGTTTTTCAAATTCATTACATATTTCTAAACCATGACTAACTAACCATCTATAATGTTGTATAGATTCTCTTGTCCATTTTGTTGAAGGGTGGTTTGTATGTGATTGTTTATATGGTGCTGTTGAACCATTAATCCAATGAGCAACACAACACATTTGGGCACATTCAATTTGCATTTTTCTAATGTGATCATCTGCTAACTCCCTAGCAGCAATGATCGGATTTTCATTAATGTAAAATATATTCACAACTTTTATTGTTTTAAATATACAAAAAAGAAAGTGACCTCCCAAGGGAGGCCACAGATCTCTATTAATTTTTTTAATCGACAGGCTATGAATCTGTCTATATGTTCATATTAATCCAATCCCGATGTTCTGCCAACTGTTCTTTCATTATTTACCCAATCAGATACATCTTTAGAATAGTTTTCTCTAGCTTTATTAAATTCTTGATCATTAATTTTAACTTTTTTATACCACACTTTAGATGGATCTAATATTACAGAAGCATTTAAAATATCTGCTCCAAATTGAGAAACTAAATCATCTTTATATGAATTTAGTTTATCTTGAGCAAATTGATAATTTAAATCAAGCACAAGCATTGAATTAGTTGGAAGTGGTAAATTAGCATTTAATTGATTAATACCAGTCATTTGAACAGGAATAGCTATATCTTTTAACATATCTAAAGTTAAATCTTTAAGTGGAAGGGTTTGACGTCCTTTACTTAAAGCACGTTTAAGTTCCTCTTTTACTAATTCTTTTAAGCTATCTAGCTTCATGATTTATGTATTTTTAGTTTTAATGTTCCTGTTCCTTTAATGACTCTATGATATAAATGTCTTGGTATAAATATACGTTCTTTTAGTGAGGTAGGCAAGCAATTATCTAATTGAAGTTTCCAATTTGTATCTTCTAAGATTTCAACTGTTCTATCTTCATTGTCACGATGCCATAATAGTTCAATTGGGTCTATATTTTCGCTAAACTCACGAATAATATATTTGTCTGTAACTTCTATGTCTGTGTATGGGGTCATTTTTCTTTACGCTCTTGCCATTCGTAAGATACACTATCTTTTACGATAGGACCACCTTTTGCCCAAGTTCTACAAGTACGAGCTGAATGGCATTTGAAACTATGCATCCAACAGTATCCTAATCTTCCATCTTTATCTGATAATGGTCCAGGCATACAATCTTCCATTCTTGGTGAAATATCAAATGCAGCACAATTAGCACAAAGTGATTGTTTAGCTGCTTCAACTGTAGTATTCCAATGTTTTGCTAACTTATCCCAATAATCACCAGGTTTATCAACATTTAAAGGACCATATTTGATATAATCTGCTTTAATAGCTGAGTCTCTATTTCTAGTATTTAGTTCTAGGTTTTGAGTTGGTAAAGGACAAGCCATTAATGCTTTATATAATTTGCCTTCAGCTAAATATTTTTTTAAATCAAAATTATCCATAAGTTATTTTTCTCTAATTAGCAATTCACCTAATACCTCTAAACGTCCAACTTCACGTTGAAATTCATTTTGGTCCATATCTAAAGATATGCCTTTTAATATTTCATTAAATTCTTTTTTAGCTGCTTCCTTATCAAATTTACCTTCAGCTGCCTTTTTGTAGTAAGCAGCTTTTACTTTAAAATGATTATAAGTTAATAATGCTAGTCCACCTTTTTCTTTAGCAGTTTCAGCAATTTTAGCAGCGCCTGCTGCTCGTGTGGTAGCAAATTCTTCAAAAGTTTCTTTTATCTTCTTTGCTTCATTTAATATTTCAAGTAGTTTTATCATTTTTTTACGCAATTAGGATATTTTTTACCAAACATCTTTTTCATTCCTTTTTGAGTATAACCTTTCCAACATTTTTCATTTAATAAGTCTTCATTTTGTTGTATAGGAGCATATCCTGAACCATAAGGTGCAGCTTTACCTGCTTGAGGGTCAGAGGCTTCTTTCATTTTACGTAAGCGTTCTGTTTTTTCTTTAGATGCCTCTTTTTTAGCAGTAATATATTCAAGTCCTTTTTTTAATCTAGCTTTAACTTCAGGATCTTTTGCTTTAGCATAAGCTGCTCTAACACGTTGGTGAATCAAATTAATAATTTGAGATTTACGAGCGTGTTTTTTTGATTTAAATGATGTTTTAGATAACGTATCTTTTATATCTTGAGCAGTTTTAAATTTAATGCTAACTGTATCTTTGGGATTTTCATCTGTGTATAAACGACGACCTGATCCTTTAGGTTTTTTACCTGTGCCTGTTTTAGGGTCACTTTCAGACAATATCTCGTTTAATATTTTAATTAAAGAAATCATTTTGTTTTACCCCATGTTTTTCCTTTGCCTTTATCTTTACATTTTGCTGGGGTAGGACGACATGATGGATATTTTGAGCGGGTTTCACCTTTTTCTCTGCCACATGCTTTATAACCTTTAATTTTTCCATCTTTTCTAATTGGAGCGTTGCAATCAACCCAACCACCTTTTCCACCAGGTTCACCTTTACGTTTAAACCAAGTGCGTAATGTTTCTTTAACTTTTTCTAAAAGTAATTCTTCTTTTAATCCTTTCCAAATCATTCCTTTACGACACTTAACTACAGCACCTGATTTGTAAGCGGATGGTTTGTCGTATTTGCGGTCTGCAATACGAAGACAACGGTCACGTTTTTCTTTTTTCTCTTGTAGGACTTCTTGTATTATTCTGTTTAATCTATCCATCACCAAAAACCGCTAAAAGAGCTTTTTAAGCCTAATAAAGATGCATACCTTGGGAGCCTACATGACCAGTAAGATGCTTTTGTTCTATCTTTTTTATTAGCACAATCATGGCGGGCAGCAAATGCTCTACGTGCTTTAGGGTCATTAATTTTAGCAGACATTCCTGCTTGACCAAAAGATACTTTTTTAACTCCTCCTCCAGGTTTTCTAACATAAACGTAGAATTTTTTGGATCCTCCACGTTTTGGTTTTCCAATTGGTGGAGTTTTCTTTTTATCTTTTGCTTCTTCAAGTTCATCTTCCTCCAACATAGGTAAATCTAATTCCACCATTTTACCTTCATACATTCCGTAGTTACCTAAATCTGTTTCAAGTAAAATTTCTTTATCGTCATCATTTACATGAATAATTTCACGTAAATATAAAGCACGAGCTTCTGCCCATAAATCAAGGAATGATTTTGAACCATAACGGAACGTGTTTTCAGTTAGTGGCAATTTATTTTCAACGTGATATCGCAGATTTTCCGATAATATTTGTTTTGGAGCTATACTTTCGTTTAATACTATACCTTCATTACCTACATTGTCACAATCGTGGCACCCACAATTGCATTTGTCCTTTTTTGGAGGTGTAGATAATACTTCTTTTATAAGTTTGCGTAAACGTTCCATATTAATCTCTAAATAAAGCGTCAAAATTCATTTTCATTTCAGCTGAAGCTACAGCTATGTTGACTAGTAAAGCTTCATTATCTAAGGCATCTATTTTTTCGTTGGTAATTTCAACGAAATCTCCTAATCCATTTACATTTACATTTAATACATATCCTTTATCTTGACCCAATAAAGGTTTTTTACTGAGTTTAGTTTTAATCATTACTTTAAGTATTCCACTAGCTACATCTTCAGGGCTAGTGCTTCCACTTAACCCAAGTTCTTGTAAAATGGCTTCAACTCGTTTAAACAAGTTTATTATTACTTCAAATTGATATTTTTCAGCAAATTCTTTTAATTTAGTTTCTTTATAAAAATTTAACATTAAACGAGAAGCATCAACTAATTCTGATGGTTTAAATGTACCTGGGTTAGAGGCTGATTCTTCAGGGAATTTTCCATCTTTAACTGCTTCTAATAAACTTTTAAAGCCAAATAAGTTACTAAGTAAACCGTATGATTTTTTATCCCTAAAGAATTTACCTAAAGTAATCATTTTAGAACCATAATCCTTGATTTCAACACCTAAATTATTAATTATTAAATCAGGATTATCATCTCCTCGTCCATCTTCTACTTGGAATTTTTTAGTTTTATTATATTGGAAAGCCCAATATGTTGAAACTTCACCATTGCCTGAACCTGCTGTTTGTTTACCTGTACGAGCAGCTATTGGTTTAACACCAAATAATTGTTTCCAAATTTCACCATCTTTTCCACTTAAATTAAAATCTTTTCCTAGTTCAAGTGGGGTTTGACAAATAGGAATTTGCTCAACACTTAATGTTTCTTTAATTCTATCGTCATATTCTGTTTGTTGTTCATTAAGAGATGTTTTTGTATCAACTACTTCATTTAATAATTTATTTAACAATTCCATATCTTTAGGATTCTTTATATCAGGATATCCTTTAGGAAACTTGTAGGCTATACTATGTAAAAATTGTTCTAAAATATCCATTATGCCTCTGGTGTTTCTTCTGCTGGTGGGGTCTCAGCTGGTGTTTCTTCTGATGCTAGTGGGGTTTCACCTCCTGGGGGTGTTGCAGCTGCTCCTCCAGTTTCTGTTTCTTCCTCTTTTGTTCCGTATCTTAATATACGAGCAATAGCTTGTGCTGCTCTTTCTTCTTCAGGTAAATTTAATAAATAATATTTTTTGCCTTCTACTTGAGTTATCCAACTACGTTTACCATAAATTAAATAAATCTCTTGTCCATTTTTTAAATTAATTCTAAATGTGGTTGGACGTGGTGATACCCAATCAATTGAGTCTAAAAAATTATCGTATTCGTTTGTCAATAAATCAACTATAACTTTTTTAAGTTCAGGAAATTTAGTTAGCTCATCATATTGAGCAGCCTCTTCAGGTGTTACTTGATTTACAGAGTAAACCTGTTTAACTAAACCTCTGATTCTGTTTTTAAGTTGATCGCGAGTCATTATTTTTTGTCTTTAAGTTTAGCTAGAATAGCTTCTTTAATTTTATCTTTAGCAGACAAATAAGCTGCTACAGCCATTTTTTGTTTTTTCTTTTTTGATTTACCTTTAAACTGTGGTGCATCAGATTGTTTAAAATCATCTACATATGCACCAGCACCCATAGAAGGTTTTAATTTTTCATTAATTATATCTTCTTGAGCAGCAACATCAACTATAGCATCAATTTGAGGTTCTTTTAATTCAAAATCAAGATAATGTTTTGCTGAGACTAGCATGTCTTTTGCTTTGATTATTTTGGATTGCCACCAATGTGGAAAATCAACTTCTTGTTCACCTTCAAACTGATCAATCATTTTATAAAGTTCCATAGCGTATTTTCCAATACGATATAAATCTGCTTTAAGCATATGTGGTTCATCATCTTGATGACCTAGATCTAAATCTTCTGAAATTGGTTCATCTGCAATTAATTCTTCTGAGGTTTCATATTCATCAATTACACCTCTACCTTTTAAAATATCAGCTTGGGTTACTTTACCATCACCTGTTAAATCAGGAAATGATTTTTTCTTTTCAGACAATGGCTTAGATAAAGCCGCTTGAATCATTTCTTTTAATTTAGTTTCTTTATCCATTGGTTCTTCAGTTGTTGGTTCTTCAGTTGTTGTTTCTTCTGCAGGTGTTTCTTTAGGTTGTTCTGCTTTTTTCTTTACTTGGTTAACAGCAATTCCATAAGCATATAACTCACCATCAGCACCTTTAGCATTATATAATTTATCTAAACGAGTATTAATAATTGATTTAAATTTATCTATTATCTCTTTAGATTGTTCAGCAGTTGGAATAAATCCTTCGTTTAAAGAACCAAAAGATCCAACGGAAGTTCCATTGGATGTTTTGTTAATTACTTTTTTGGTTCTTTGTTTTTGCATTTTATGCTTTGTCTTCTGTAGTTGAAGTCTTTTTAAAATAAGCTGCTAACTTTTTAATTGAATTAGCTGCACTTCTAGCTCTACTACGAGCTGCTTTTGAAGTTTTTGCATGTTCTGTTTCTAAAATAGCTACTTCAGCTTTAATTGCTTCTAAAATTTCTGTTGTGTTCATAGATTTTATTTTATATAGATTATTATTTAGTATCACACCACCCGAAACATACCTTTTCGAAGGTGAGTTTTTTTACAATATTACAAATTAATTTTTTTATATTATACATTTTTATTTTTCTTCTTCGTTTCCAATATATTCACTAACGAAAAATTTTAATGTATTTCCAACTTGTGTTTCAAGCTTTTCATTATTCATGCCTTTAGCAATTTTAAGAGCATCCATTAAATTTTTCATAAGTTCACCTTCTGTTCCCTCCATATTAGCAGCTACATCTTCTAAACCACCTCCACCTTTAGGTGCTTTTTCATCTTTAGGTGTTTCTTCAGCAGGTGCTTCTTCATCTTTAGGTGTTTCTTCAGCAGGTGCTTCTTCTGTTTCAGTATCTTCTACTTCAACTTCTTCTTCATCTTTTTTAGCTTCCATTAACCTTGGATCAAAATCATCACTGTAATAATCACCTATAGGTTCATCCATATTACCACGTACACCAAAAGATCTAAGTGCTTCTTTTTCATCATTGTATATATCTTCTATTTCATCATAGTCTGAATATTCGGGATTTCCAAGCTCAGCTAAAATCATTTCTTTAATTTTAGCACGAAGATCTCCTTCGTTTAGGTTTTCTTTTCTTAATATTGGATTTAAATTCTCTAAAGCTTTGCTTTCTTTTAAAAATTTTTTTAAGTCAAAATTATCGGCCATTTTATTTTTTATTATTTGTGTATAAATATTCGGAAAGTAGTGTTCCTATAACTCCTACTTTTTGTCTTGCAAAAGACCATTCATCTTTTATCATATGGTGTGGATCTTTATATGATATCCCTAATACACCTATTAAATGATCGTCTAAACTATATACACTAAGCATGCAAATAGATTTTGTATTAAATTGAGTAGTTAAATATTCTAATCCAATAGTGTCTTCCACTGTACTAACGTCATCTATGGATATTTCATTTTCATTATATATTTTAGAAAGTACTTTAGGGAATAAAGATACTGGGATATTTTGAAAGGTATGTTGGATTGGAGGGGTGTTTGGGGAGGTTTTTTCGTAAAAAAATGAGAATTTTTGGATTGATTTTCCTGTTGGATAAAAATGCCCTCCATTATGAAATTGAGCTAACCATACTCTATCACAATTTAATTCATCCATTATTGCTTCTAATTGCCCATCTATTAAAGTAGAAATTTCAAGAGCTTCATGCATTGGAGTATTGTTATATTTTTTCTCCATTTTATGTTTAACCCAATTAACTATAACAGGCCCTACAACAGCAGTAATTAATGCTACTAATACAGTTGTAAACATTGCAAAATTTTCCATTATTTTTTTAAAGAATTTAAATGTTTAATCATCTCATCTAAAGCGTTTTGAGCACGCTCTTTATCTATTCCACCAACCCATTTTTGAATTTCACCATTTTCGGAAACATAGTTTTGATTTCCTTCTGAAAGGATAGATTCAAAATAACTTTTATATTCTTCTATTTGTTTATCAATTTCGGCATTAAATGTAGAATTAACATAATCTTCCCATTTACCTTCTATTTTAAGTTTAGTTTCAAATTTTGTTCTACAATCTAAACAACACCCATATGATTTAAAGTAAAACGAATCTAATTGTTTATCCATTACTTGTTTGCATTTAGGGCAAAATAAAGGAATTGCTGTTTTTTTAAATTTATCTAATTTAGTAACATTTTCTTTAATCCCATTTCGAATAGTCCAAGTTTTTCCACCTTGTTCCCAAACATCACCTTCTTTATGTTCTTCTTGTGTTTCACCATTATAACCAATTCCAACTGTGGTTCTATCACCATGTTTTCCTTTAACAAGGTTACGAAGACGTTCTACATCTCGTTTTTGAAACTGTTTTTTTAAAACATTATCTTTCATATATGCCTAATGTTTTTAATACTTCAATTGTTTTTGATGTTGAGATATGATGGATTCCTATACCTCCAGCTGCTTCCCAAGCATCAATATTTTTTTTCATATCATCTATAAGTATTCGATTTGGACTAGCAAATGCAGCTTTTTGAGAAGCAGGGACAAAAATTTCTTTGCCCACATTGGTTAAATTTTTAGAAATCCATTCTTTTTTACCTTGAATAGCTTGATTTTTTTCATAACTTAATTGTTCACTAGGTGGAAGACTAAAATCTATTGCAGGAGCTGAAAGGATATTTGGGGTATATGATTTAATATAATTCCATAATTCTGGTCCTCCTGGTTGAGGGGGTAAATTTGTCCAAAAAGTCTTTTCGTCTTGTATTTCTTTAAATTTAGATCTAAAAAGTTCCCAAAAATATGATTTGCCTATAGCATTAGCTTCTTGGGTTGACATTCCTGTTAAATCAGCATATCCTTGATCAAAATCAGCTAATACACCATCCATATCACAAAAAATAATATATTTAGGCCTAATTGATTCGTATAAATCTAATAATGTAGGTATTTTTTTCATTTTAAAATTTGGATAAATTTACAACATGTCTTTTACTCGTTCAAGTAATTCTTCACTAAACTCAACTCCATGTCGAAATTTAAATTGTTTTTCTAATTTTTCTGTAGATAATCCTTTATTTTTTAACAATAAATAGGCTCCTAAATCTGCATCCATTTCATCATCTGCTGAATAAGGTCCTGTATGTCCTAAAAGTAAATGGGTTACTTCATGGGCTTCAACAATTTTTAAATCATTTTTATCTAAATTAGAATTAATAAAGGTTTCACCATCAATAAAAATTGTTTTATCTTGTGGGTAATAAAAACCATACCCATATTCATCAAAATATGGTTTAAAAATTTTATAGTTTTCATTTTCCTTAAATATAACAGTAATATTTACTCCAGGTTTAAAATCACTAGAATATGAAAAAAGACTATCTTCTGTTTCTTCTCTTAAAACACCTTCAGTAATAGTATCTGTCCAATTGCGAAAAGTCATATTGCCTTTTTCATATGCTTCTTTTTCAATTTCAGGCAAATTTCCTTCCTCGTTTGTATTTTGAGTTGTAATATTACCTAAACGACCTTCACAATTTTGTAGATGATGAATCATTTCATGTGCAAATGAACGCATTACATCTTTTGGATGACGATCCATTGTGTAAAGCACAATTGATTTTTCATTTGGATTATAATATGCTGTTTTACCAAAGAAATCTCTAGCATTTTCTATATCATCCTCTATAAATTTAACTTTAGGTAAAGGACGAATATTCATTCCTTTACTTAACATATATTGAATTAAAGATGATAACATTGTAGGGTAACTGAATTTGCTTGGTTCAGCATACATTTCTTTAATTCCTCCGGGTGTAGTTAATTTTTTATTAGTTTTTACATCTGTAGTATAACCACAAGTTCCTTCTTCTATTGGAGTTTTAGTTAATATAGACCAAATTTTATCTCTATCTTCTTTTGATATTTCAGTAGGTAAATAACGTTGAAACGATTCATATTCATTATTTAAAATTGCTAATCTAGCGTTTGTACCACTTACGCGATCTCCTTCTCCTTCACTTTTAATTATAATAAGTTCAAAGTTATCATATTTTCCTTTTAAACTATCAAATCGTTTTACATCACCCATATCTTCATCTCCTCTAATTCCTACTATAGGAAAATAAAAACTTGTTGGGTCATTTTTAATAATTGAATTTACATCTGTTACAGGGGAAGGATTTTGTGAAATTTGAATTTCAACATTAGATGGTAACTATTTTCTGTAGATATTCCATATTTGTTCACTTTCTTCTTTAGTGATTCCATCCCTGTCTTTGTGTCCTATTAAAATAATAACTTTTGACATTTCAGGACGTTTTGCAACCTCATCAACTAAATAAAAATGACCTAATGTAGGTGGTTTAAAACCACCAGGTATTAAAGCAATACCTTGTTTAGTTTCCTCTAATAAAGGTTGTATAAGTGATTTAACTAACGAATTCATTTATTTTATTTTTTGCTACATCTAATGTATCAAATTCACGCTCTATATTTAAAAGTGATTTTATTTCTTGATTTGTTTTTTCTTTATCTGCTTTAGATCTTTCCAGTTCTTCAGGGGATTTTTGTTTTCCTATAGGCATAGGAAATAATTTTTGAATCCTTTCAGGATCAAAAGAAGTATCAACTTCATATCCTGGAGGGTCATTATTAATTAATGTAATATTATTAGCAAATGCTTGTTTATAAGTATTAATATTTTTTATAAGGCCTTCCCAACTTTTTAATACAGCAATTGTAGGTAAACTTCTATTACGTTGAGCATTACGAGTTAATGAAGTCATAGGTGATACGTAAAGTAATATCATAAATGTGTCATATCCTATTGCCTCTAAATCCTTTTTTTTCTTAAGTAATGGATTTGAAGCAGCACCTGTACCATCAATTATAATATTTTTTTGGGATTGGGTAAGTTGAGTTTCTTTTTCTTTGGTTATTGCTCTGGCTTTGCCCATTAATTTGGCAGCAGATGAAAGTTCTTCAGGTGACATAGAAACAAAATCTTCTTTACCTAGTTCTGTTTTTAACAGTTTTTCATAAACGTCATCTACGTTTATTATAGTGAAATTTTTAAGCCCAAGTTGATTAAGTATAGTTGTTTTACCAGATCCAGCAGGCCCAGCCATGAAAATAGCTTTAGGTTGTCCTTGAACTTCCTTAAGTAATTGAACTAAACTTATCATACTTATACATATTACAATTCTCGTTTAGCTGTTGTTCTAAATTCAGTAAATACTGGTGAATGGGTTGGATTTTCTAAATCAAATAAACGTTTTACTGTTTTAAAGATGTCAATATTTTCCTCAAATGTGCGAGACGATTCAACTACTTCCCATCCTTTACCTTGCATTTTCCCAGCAGATGCTTTACGTTTAGATGATTTTAGCCATAATATACCATAATGGTCTATTTCCTTTTCAAAACATTCTTCATAACATTGGCCATAAACTGCAGTTTGAAGTTCATATGTTGTTTGAAGTTGGTTTGAGGTTTTTATATCAAGTAACCATAATTTATTATCAATTGAAACAATTAAATCACACGTACCTGCTACTTTTAATTTATCTGAAAATAGATGGACTTCTGTTTCAATTAAAACAGGTTTAAAAGTTTCCCAAAATTCAACAAAACGTAAAAACATTT